ATTGATTGAAGGAATTAGATCTCAAAATGCAGGGTTCGAACAATCTGGTATCTTCGCAGTTGAAGGACTTATTCGAGGATCTGATAGGGGTCTAGGAAGTCTTTATCAAGCTGGTATGCGAGTAGCTCAAAAATTCCTTGATGGAGTAAAAGCTCGCGCGAATGAGCATTCACCTTGGCGAACGACATATCAATCTGGTATCTTTGCAATCGAAGGATTAATGAATGGTGTAGAATCCATGCAAGAAAACCTTTACGATACAGCTTGGAAAACAACAGATGAAGTTGTCTCAATCTTTGAAAATATGAATGATGTTTACAGACCACAAATTGTTCCTCAAGTAAGTGGTGTCAATGGAACAAATAAATTAGCTCCAGTTGGCGGTTATGGTGGCAATCGTGTTATAATAGAACAAACGAATAATAACTATACTCAATACTCAATCGACCAAATGAATAGAGATCTTGAGTGGCAATTAAGGAAAGTATAACAGATGATTTTCAGAATTGGCGATAAAATTAAACTTGGTGGCGATGAGGGGACTGGCTATTTTCTACAGTCCCCCGTTGAGGGTATCACAAGCCCAAATATTCGTTCAGCAGATGGAATGTGGGCTGGGCGAGATGGTGGTTATGTTTCAGCTCAATTTTATGGATTCAGAACAATTACTTTAACTGGGTTCTATAAAGGCAATAGTTGTGAAGAAGCTGATGAATTAAGGCTTGGGTTAATGACAAATCTAGGAATTAGAAAACTCTTTCCTGTATTCATCACTAACTTTTCTGGAAGACATTATTATACTGAAGCATACATTACAGATGTAAAATCTGATATCACAAGTCCTCGATCTGGCGAATGGAAAATGACGCTCCTTTGTCCAGATCCGATCATCTATGATGGTGGTGATGGAATTGATTCTAACTCAGCTTGGTTTCAATATACCTTCCAAAAAGAAAAACCAGGAGGATATAAAATTGAAAGTAAATATCCTGTGCAATGGAAAGAAGGAAATATTGCTTCAGTGGTCAATAATGCAGGTTCAGTGGAAATATATCCTCAAATTATTTTAAGAGGTAAATTCACAAATCCAAAAATTACAAACACTACTACTAAAAAACATATCAAGATTTTAAAGACTACTGCTCCATCAGATGAGATCTTAATTGATATGAATGAAAGAATAATTACCTTGAATGGCGAAACAATAGCGTCTTATAAAACAAATGATTCAACTTGGTGGAACTTATTACCAGGAGAAAATAGAATCTTACTAGAAACTGATGATAAAAATGACACAGATTTTGGTGTTATTAAATTTAAGAATGGATATGAAGGAATTTAGATGAATAACTGGAAGACTCTCGACTCTACACAATATGACATTGAAATATGGCACAAAGATGGAACTTATGTTGCAGATATTTCTCATATCGTTACTTCTGGAATCAATATGTCTTGGGTTCTTAACGATGTCGAGGATCTTTCTTTTAGTCTTGATTTAGTTCAGTTCAAACAAAAATGTAAAAAAATGGGGGTTGAGGCTAAAGATGTTTTAATCCCTTACATTCACGATATTCGCATTCGCCGAAATGGAGAGTATATTTTAGGCTGTCAAGTGGTGGACCTAACAATTAACATTAATAATAATTCTGGTTCGACTTTAGATGTCAAATGCACTGGCTTTCTCAACCTTTTTAAAGACTTGTATATGTCAGCTGATTGGAATGGTTACACTTATGCAGAAATGGCTCGAAAATTAGTTAAAGAATCTCAAGAGGCAGATAACTTAATCAATAATGGAACTTTCGACATTAACACAGAAGGTTGGTCTGTTATCAATGGGCGAATTGAGCATATTAAAGTAAAAGCTGATTCTCATTCTGGTCAAGCTCATTTACGAATCTTTCCAACGAATATTTCTTGGGGAACAGTCTGCACAAGACTTCATGTTCCTGCTGGCACAAGAATTAAAGTTGATTTATGGTGGAATGGGCATAACGGTAGAACCCTTGCTGTTCGAGAACGAGAAACTGCTAACCGTTCGCAAAATCAAAGAACTGTCGGTGAAAGGGTTGGCACTGGAAGTGGCTGGTTGCATGATACTTTTGAATACACAACAGTCCACGACTACGGATTCTTATGTGTTGAAGGTGATGTTGGAAATGGTGGGCAATATCTATGGATAGATGACATTAAAGCTACACGAGTTGACGACAATCCAAATCTCGGGATTACTCTCGGGACAGATACGGCTATTTCTTTCCAGTCTTCGGGAAGGCAACGGGCTTACTCTCTTCAAAGTGTCAAGGAAGCTCTCAAAAGTTTAACTAGTTTACAGAGTGATAATTTTGATTTTGATTTTACTTATGATCGCAAATTTAATACATATCACCATAAAGGTAAAGAAAAACCTGATATTATAGCGAGCTATCCTGGAAATATTTCTTCAATGTCTATTTCAAGAAGTGCTTCAAGCTTAGCAAATAAAGTGACTATCATTGGCTCAGGTATTGGCGACGAGCGATTGGAAGTAACTCACAGAAATAAAGAATCTATTCAAAAATATGGAGTGCGAGAAAGAACTGTTACTGCAAATAATGTTACTTTAAAAGCAACTCTCAATGAGCATGCTATTGGTGAGTTATGGGACAGAAAAGATGTTACCAACCTTCCAAGCTTAAAAATTGATGACGGCTCAATTAATCCAGGAAATATCGAAATCGGTGATAGTATTATGGTTCGAGTAGAAAATGATTCTTACATTGAAGATATTAGTGGAATGTATCGAGTAGTTAAAATGACTGTAAGTGTTGGAATGGAACATCAAGAATCTGTATCTTTAACACTTGAGCCAAAAGTAACACGACCAAAACCAGTAATGGTTCGCTACATTAAAAATACTCTCAATGGCAATACTAGAAATAATTCAAATCACCTCGTAGAACTTCAAGCTCTTCAATTAGTTGGTAACGATTTATTCAATATTGCATACGGTAAAACTTTCGGTGGAACAGTAAATCTTGAAAATCCAGGAGTGGCTTCAAATAATAATGCTGATACAAATTCATTTACTTCTTTCGGTGATGGGCGACAATCTATCTGGGTTGATCTTGGAAAAGAATATCCTATTGACTATGTAAAAGTCTGGCACTACTTCGCTGATGGTCGAGCATACAATGAAAATGTTCTTTCTGTTGGTCGAACTTTAACAAAAGATAATGAGCCACTAGAGCATATTCTTTGGGATTTCAGAACTGGCGAAAAAGTTACTGAAATGGATACAGGTATGCTTTCACCTTGGATTCAGGAGCTTAATCTGTAATGGGACAATTCAGAATACAAGAACAAGACAATTTAGCTTCTAAAATTCAAGCTCTAAAAAATCAGTGGCTAACAATGAAAGAATTTCAACCTCTTGGTTTAGACAAATCTGTTATGTATTACTATGAAAGTCCTCAAATCTTTAGTTCTCAGAGGACAAACCTTGGGGCTGGAGGTATAGCTCAAACTGATATAATGGTAAGGGCGAAGTTCGTTCCAGATAGTGGTAAATTATGTTTTATTATTCCAGAAATTAAAACAATTCCAGGAAATATTAAACCAACTATCTTCGGTGGTCTAAAAACTATTAAAACAGACGGTTCTGGAAATATATACTTTGAAACAGTTTACACTGTCATTATGACTGATTTATCTGATTTTAAAGCACAATTCACCGTTTATAGTTCAGCTCCTGGAAAATTTACCGTATGGGAGGATCGTTCATGAATGAATTAGCAGAAACTCTTAATTACTTAGAAAATGAGATTGTAACTTACAAGACAAATCTTGAAAAAACACAAAAAATTAGCAATATCTATACATATAAGATTCCTTTCTCGGGGTCTTCGAATGGTAGTCGGCTGAATAAACTTAATTTAAAGTTCAAAGGTGGTTTTTCTCCTTTCATTTCAGTGTATGCAACTGGAACAGTCGATGGAAAAGATATCAGCAATCCAGATAATGGAGGAATAGGTTTCAGGTCTGTTAATTACCAAGGTATTGGTGACTATTCAAATATTTCAAATGAAAGTTATATTACTTTAGCTGTAGCGAATCCAAAACCACCAAATCCAAAATGGAATCAATGGGTAGAGTTTAACTTTATGATAACAGTTAAATCACTTACAGAAATTGAAAGCTTAATCATAGGACCTTTTACAGATGGATAGAGATAATTTAGAACAAAGAATTAGACAAATACAAGATGAGTTAATTCATATCAAAACAAGTCAGAAAATCAATTCAGATAGGTTCAAATTCTATATACAAACAGCAACTATTCGGCAAGCTGACAGTTTTTATGACCTAGAACCGATGGCGACTGTCTGGTTTAATCCAGATGACCAAGATAAAGATTATATTGTAGCATGTTATGATTCAAGTCGACCTACATATGGCTTAGCAGGTGAAGATACTCTAACTATGCAAAATAGATGGCAATTTATGCGACCACCTCATAGCACTGCAGATATGCAAATCATACTTGTTTCAACTATTCCTGGAAAAGTTACTGTAAATTATTAAAGAAGGAAAATTAAATGGCAACATATGTATCAAACAGAGATTCTGATGGTCTTACAAATGAAAATGGACACTTCAGATTACCACTTAAAGCTCTAGAAGGGGAAATCTTTTCTGGACTAAAAGTTACTCAATCTGATGTTCTCGGAATGACTGTTAAAGTAACAAAAGGTGATGGAAAAATCCCTTACCAAGACTATGCTTACGCATTTTGGCTTGATTCTGATGAAACAATCAGTATTACAAATGCAAGTTCAACTGGAAGTCGTATAGACCGATTAGTAGCATATATCGATAGGTCAATGACTTTCAAACCAACTCAAATTAACAATCCAGGTCTTTTGAAATTTAAAGTTGTTTCTGGAACAGTATCCACAAATCCAGTAGCACCGACAGACACTATCGTTCAAAATGCAATTGGGGCTGGCAATCCATTTATTACACTTGCAAATATTCGAGTGGCTCAGAATACAACTCAAATTACAAATGCAAATATCGACTATACAATGCAAGTTCCAATGCGACTTTCAAAAAATATCTCAACTCCAGGTATTCAAACAGTTGATGGCACAGAACTTAAATTCATGGTTATTCAAGAAGGTGATCCTCTTCCAGCAGCTATTCCAAATACAACACTTATCGTGTTAGAAACAAGTAGGTAGTATATGGCATATGTTACAGGTTGGCAACGAATAATTCACGAAGACCCTTGGGTTCGAGCTGCTATTTATGTAGATAGTATTCGCCGTGAGGGTAATACTCTTCATTATCAGCTTAATGCTGCTTTCGCTGTAGAAAAACCAAGTGGCTTCTGGGACTTTCCTTGGTATGCAGATATGCAAGTTGGCGATCATGTTCGAAATGCAATGATGGTTAAAGGTTCAACTGCTTGGAGAAATGTTATCGGTGGTCGTGAATGGTTTATTTCAGAACGCAATGGACACTTCGTTGGTTCTATCAATATCAATGGACCAGAAACTTCAATAGTTGGAAGATTATACTTTTACGATGGTAAAGGTCATCACGGTGTAAATTGTTATTACAATATTCCTATTCCAGTGGCAACTCATCCAAGTCCAGTTAGTATGACCTTATCAGATGTTACTTCGACTAGTGCAAAATTTAAAGGTGATATCTTTGCTAAAGGTGATTATTCAACAATTAAGAAGTGGCGACTAGAATGGCAAACAAACGATAAAGATAAGCAAAAAATAGACTATGACAATGAAGATGTTCTAACTAAAAGTTGGGAATTAACTAACTTAAAACCAAATACTCGTTATATTTACCGAATATCTGTTCTTAATAGTGCGAATCTTTGGAGTTATAGCGAAGCAGTCTTTGTCACAAAACCAAGCTATATTGGTGACCAAGTTAAAACAGAAGGCAATAAACGACTAACTGGTTATGTTATCTATCCAAATGGGACAGTTAAACGAATAAACAAGATTAGAAAGGTTGTAAAATGAGTTCACGAGCTTACTTAGTTGATTTAATTCGCTCTATTGGCGAAAAAACAGCCCTTGTAGACCATTTAGAAGAGAAGATGATAAATGAACCATCTGACAAGCTAAAAGCCCTTATAGAGCAAATAACAGCCCTTAGACGCAAACAAATGAATACTCTTATTTCTGAAGCTGAGAATCCGAATCCTTTATATTGGTGCGACTTCAAACATGCAGTTAAAGCATTCACGAATGATGTAGAGGTTTATGAAGCAACTTACACTGATGAAGCTTTCGAACAAATGAAGCTTTCTTCGGAAATTCTGGCAGGAGTAACAAGTTTATTCCTTGGAATGGAGTTCCAAACTTGTGCAAGGTGCTTATATGATAAACTATTAGTAGAACAAACAACGAAAAAGTAGAAAGAAAAAACCGTGACAGAAGGCTTAATTAAAGAACTTGGACAATACGGACTTCTCGGTATTCTTCTAGCAATAGCAATGTTAGTGATCTGGTATAAAGACAGGCAAAATGAGAAGCTTCACGATGAAAAAGACGCTCTTCATGACAAGATTACTGAAATGGTTAAGGAAACTACTACAGCAAATCAACAATTGTCAGTCAGCCTTCAATTACTAACTGAAAAAATCACAAAAGGGAGACAATGATGATAAAGGCAATTAAGTTTTTATTCATTCACGAACGCAAACCGAAGCGTCTTCCTTTAAGTGAGCAAGAAGTAGCCGATTATCAGAAGTCAAAAGATGATTTAGCGTTGGCAAATGAAAAACTTCAAAAAGTCATCGAAGAAAATCACTTTACATTAAACATTAAAAAGGCACTTTCTGAAAAATGATTTATAACGAAATATTTTTTGGAATCATAGCACTTGTTTCTAGATTTTTAACAATGGGAATTTTGAGTATTATGATTCGCAATCAGTGGAGAACTCTTAAACTCAACTTGAAAGATGGAGCAGAAGAATTAAGATCTATTCTATTTATTCTGTTAATAACACTATTTATTCAGAATATTTTACCAGTCTTTGTTGTGTTGATAGAGTTTGCGTCAGTTGAAAGAGCAGATCCGTTCTTTTACTGGTTGAATAACGCTTTATTCTCACTCATAACAGCAGTTATTCTCTTATTTATATACAGAAAGAAGTAGGTTATGAAATATCTTAATACACTATTCTGGCTAACAGCCTTAACACTGGATTTAATCTTATTCTGGTTTCTATACACTATTGGAATATTCTGGTATCTGATAGCTGGATTGGTGATACTCTTCATAATTTTAATTAAAAGAGGAAATAATGGCAAAATATATACAAAAAACAAGTCCGAACCTTAACATTGGAGCAAAACCTGGTTGGTGCTTGCAATATGCAGATGATGTAGTCAATGCACCTGTTAGAAGGGAATCAGCAGGACTAGAATACTTGGCTCAAAGAGCAGCAGGAAATATTCACGAAGAAGAACCTCCTGTTGGGCTATGGGTTCCAGTATTCTTCGACATTACAAGTGGAATTTACGACCCTTACGAGCATGTAGGTTGGGCTTATAATCACGGAAATGGACGAATTGAAATCCATGACAGTGAAGTTCACAGTGGAGCAAGGGGTGTCTATAATTCGCTTGCTGAAATCGCTCAGTGGTTCAGAATATATGGACTTCGATACCTTGGTTGGAGCGAAAGAATTGGCGGTGTTCAGATTGTAGAAAAGAGCGACAATGTTCGTGTAGTAACTTCAGGTGTTGGCGTTAATGTTCGATACGAACCTACAACTCAATCTGGAGTCTTCGCAACATATCCAGATGGTTCAGATATTGAAATGGCAGGCTGGGTTTACGGTGAAAATGTCAATGGTGATGATCGTTGGTTTAAATCTCAGCGTTCAGGTGTTTATCTTCATTTCTCGGCTTTCGATGAAAAAGAAGGTTCATTACCAAATCTTGGAGATTTCCGAAACGCTCCACAACCAGAAACTAAAGCAGTAGTTCCAGAGAATAAAGCTCCAGAATTTATTAGCTTCGAAAAAGAATTTGACTTTGTAGATGAAGTAATTCCAGCTCATGTATCAAATCAGTTCTATGGTCGAAAAAATCTCAAAGATGACAATGGAAAATACTTTGGCAATATTCCAGAAGATTATGAGATTCAGAAGAAGTTTATTGAGGAATTACAGCGACCTTCAAGCGAAATTAAACATATTACAATCCACAATACGACAAATACTTCAATCCAAGCAACTACAAATGAATTTAGACGAAAAGAAAGTTTCAAATCTGCTCATCTTGTAGTGTCAAATGATAAAATCGTGCAAGTTGTTCCAAAAGGAAATACAGCATTTACAAATGGAACACACGAAGCGAACTATGAAGGATTTACAATCGAATTTCTTGATGATGTAACTGATGACCGTTATGTTGAAGTCTTGAAGAAGGTTACAAAAGCCCTTGGTGTAAATGAAATTAAGCTTCACCGAAATTGGGTTGCGACTCAATGTCCATATAAAATTTCTGATCAAAAATTCAAAGAAATTCTCGACAAAGTTTTTGACAGAAATGTGGAAAAACCTGTGGAAAAAGTGGTAGACAACCAACAGTTGACAACCACTCAAGAAAAACCAACTGTAAACCAAGAGTTGACAGTTGAGGAAAAACCTAAAAAAGAAACTCGCAAATTAACAGAGGAAGAACTCAAAATTATGGAAGAAATTAAAAATAACATTTCAGAAGTAAATAATTCAGTTGAATATAGTCCAGTAGTATCTCAAGAAGTTAAAAATAAAACATACTTCGCAACTGGCTGGGCATTGACTGCAATTGGAACAGTAGCAACTATATCAGTAGCTTTACTTCCACAACATGCAACTTTAATTCTTGCTATTTCAGGTGCTTTAACTGGTGCTTGTGCAAGTATTAATCAGCTATACAAAATCAGTAGCAAAAAATAGTTTATTAACATTAAAGAACGGCTCAATTTTTCAAGGGTCGTTCTTTTTCTAAGCTTCAAAGGTGAAAAATGTCAGAAAAATTAAACAAAAACAATAATTTTGGTCGAGAAAATAAAATTCTTACTTCTGAATGGGAGATGGTCACTAAAAATAACGAAGGAGAACCCGAAGTCACTACTCTTCATCGTTATGAATACCAAGGTGATTTAGAAACTGCAAAAGAACTCTTGATTCCACCAGAAAAAGAACTCAAATTTAGAAAGAGAAAAATCGGAAAAGCAACCTTAAATGCTTGTAAGACTTACTTCATCTTTTCAGACTCTCATATTGGCTGGAGAAATGTCAATGGATTGTTCGTTCCAACTCACGACCCTCGCTCTTTAGAATTGGCTAAAGAAATAGCTTACGATATTCAACCTGACTATGTAATGAATCTTGGTGATACTTTAGACCTTGCAGAAATATCACGATATGACCAAGATAGCAATCACTTTTTAGGAATGACTCAACAAGCAATAGACACAGCTTATGATTTTGAAAAAGGAATGCGTGAATCCACTCCAAATGCACGGTTTATTGAGTTACAAGGCAATCACGATATAAGGTTTATCAAAAAAATTGGTAAAGCAGCAACCAGTTTAATGGGCTTAAAAAGAGCTGGAACAGATGGTGCGAGTTTATTTAGCTATGAAGATGTAATGAATCTTAAATCTTTAGATATTGAATATATGTCAGGCTATCCGAACTCAACCTTTATGAGTGAAAGTGGCGAAATGCAATTTAGACACGGTCCAGACCTTCGTTCAAATGGCTCAACTGCTGAATTACTTTCAAAACGCTATCCTTATCATGGAGTTATTCAAGGACACGGACACAAATCTCAAACTCATCATAGAACTAGACCAGATGGAAAAGATATGATTTATCATATGACACCGATTCTTGGTAGAACTGATGGAGTAATTCCTGGTTACAATACAAGCGTTAATGATAGAAACGAACCAACGAAAATTCAAGAAGATTGGCAATCTGGAATCTCTATTTATCAAGAGTATCCAAATGGTGCAAGTGAAATCCGTTCTATAGAGTTCAAAGATGGTGTAGCTTTTGTAGATGGAAAGAAATATGAAGCTCGTTTCGATATTAAACACTAAAATACTAGCATTTTTAAATCATACATGATATAATATAAGAATAAGCAAGTATGTAATAGTTATTACAGCCAACTCAGTTAGCTTGCTTGGTATATTCTCGCATTTAGGAAAGGGCTTTCGTAGCTCTTTTCTTATTGATTTTCTTTCAAAAATGATATATAATTATAAAGTAATATAATTTAACTAAAAGTTGTATTATAATAATAGGCTAAAATTGCTCTTTCGGGAGCTTTTTTGGTATAATAGAAGAAAAAAGAAAGGTTGGTGATTAAATTGTTAATCCCTCCATTGCACCTTAATACTAATGCTTCTCGCATTATACTTCTAGAAAAAACAGTGGTCATTCCTTTGGAAGATTTACCGAATATCAGTAAAAAAGAACAAGGGAAGTTGCTTATTCGTTTTGTTGGAAAGGAAGGTAAAAAAGACACTTGGTTTCATTTAACAGAAACAGCTTTAATTTTAGCTAATCAGAAAATGATAGCTCAAGAGATCCATTCCTACGACATAAGGAAATATCTGCCTCGTTGTAAAAAATAGAAAGAAGGTGGCTAAAATGAATGCACCAGAAATTTTGAATACTGAAGCTGCAAGAATTATTCTTGAAGAAACTACTGTAAAAGTAGATTTTGATGAAGTAAAAAACCTTCCTCAAAAGAATTTACTTATTCGAGTAACAGCTAAAAATGGTGAAGCAATCTGGTATAACTATGAACGGCAACTCTTGGAAATTTTCAATTATGAAATAGCAAGAGCTAAAATAAACGGTTATGAAATTCGTCTATACAATCCGTTCGCAAAATAAAGTCCCAAAAATGGGGCTTCTTTTTTAATCCGTAATATGTTATAATTGAATAGTAATACAGAATTTAGCTATAGTAAAGAAATTAACCGACTTCTTTACTGCTAACCTAACTGAGGTAATCGTCTATGCAAAATAGCCGTAAAAAACCAATCAAAGATGTTGGAAATAGAATTAAGGGTTGGGAAAAGCTTGGTGTCAAACCAAAACCCTTCAGCCTTTAATTCAGTTAAAGGAGTTATGGTATAATGTTTAAGAATAGAATATACTTCTATTCCCTACCTCCTTTCTTTCATCAAAAATAAATAGCCCCTCATTGAAGGGGTTATTTATTATGTCTTTTTTTCTAATGTAAATCTTTTTTGAGAACAACTGTTTCAATATTAATAGTGTAAATATCTTTACTTTCTTCTTGAGTTGTCGTATACTTGGTAACTCCTTTAACCTTTACATCACCAACATATAGACCATCTTTTCGAAATTCTGCTTCTCCGTGCAAATGTTCATTTAAACTCTTATGAGTTTCAATTTCAACTTTGTATAACAACTGCCAAAATTTACAACCAAATATACCTATTGCAACTCCTGCTAATAATGTTAGAAATTGTGTTAATTCCATTTTTTTACCTTTCTTTATATTTAATCTAGTATTTTCCAATGGTTGAATTTATACTGTTTAACTTTGACTAAACTACTAACTATTACACCATTAGATAATGATTTAGCTTTAAGTGGTAAGAGAGAAATAAATTCGCCATTGTTATTCACTTTCTTGAATTTCTTCCTACCGACCAGAACTGTGTCACCTTTCGGTATTTCAAATGCTCTTTTCATATTGATAACTATTGTTGTAATTGTTCTGAATCTTTATCAACTATTCTTTCTAGGCTATCTTCTATGATTGCAAGAGCTATATTTTCTTCTTTTGCCATAATCAAGTCTTGAATATTCTTTATTTTTTGTTTAAGAGATTTTATCTCTTCAATTCTGTTCTTCATTTTATAAGAATTGATAAACTTAGCACAATTTTCAGGATTTATTTTATCAATATTTCCGATGTAAACAGTAGAATCTAAAGAACCTTCTTCAATTCTTAAGCACCAACCATAGAAATAATCTTCAACTTCCCATTTACCATCTTTTTTTCTAAAATTACCTTGAGCTGAAAGATATACAGTTAGATTAGAATCTGTTTCAAAATCTTGTCGTATATGTGTATATCCATATTCATCTTCTTCATTATATAAACCTGTCTCTTCGTAGATTATCTCCATCTTAAATCCACTCTCCAGATTAAATTTAGCGACGATTTCTTCTATTTGTTCTTTAACTCCAACTGGCATTATTCTTGGCATATATTCTCCTTTATTATATTTTTATTATAATTTAATTATATATCATTATACTGAAAAAGTCAATAGAATTTTATGATATTTTCATTGTTATAGGTCGCTATCTTGATATTTTCAGCAACTAAATTGATGTATTTTTTAGCGTTATCTATTTTATTTTCAGGTAAAATTATGTAATGGTTTATAGACTCATCTCTAAGAGATATTCTCCAATCCAGAAGTCTATCTAAAAGGTCATCCTCTAACTCTAAAATAAACATATCAAAGATAGGGTCATAATAATGTTTATCGTAAAGAATTAAATCAGGTAAGTTTTTGTTAGATAACTCTCCAATATGAAACCTATTACTGAATTTCGTGGTTATATGCTTAACCAATTCTTCTTTCATTACTTGTCCTCTTTAAAATAGAAATTTTCATAATCTTCTATAAATTTCAAGATTTTTGGATTCAAGTTGTTAGAGGTTTCTTTAAGACTTTTGAAATATTCATACTGCCTTTTGGTTCTGTTAGTAAAATATTTTAGTTCTTTCATTTTGTCTGCAATATCTGCTATGAGTTCAGCTTGGTGTCTTAGAGCTATACGGTTATAACTATCGAAATTATAGTTATCACATGAAGGAACATTCATTTCTGCCTCATACATTTCTTTTTCTTCAAGAGAACCATAGAATTTCTCGAATGTTTCTTCTTTTTGAAGGGTAAGAAGAATTTCATTTTGTTCTTTGATAAGGGCATTATACTCATCAATATTTTTATCAATCGTCATTTTTTCGTTCCTCTCCAAAAAGATTATTCATAACTTCTTCAGCCTCTTCAAATACCGCTTGTTGGTCAACTTCTACTTCGAAAAAATTATATGGTGAATTGATACCGAGTTTCTGTTTAACCTCATCACTCACAAATACTTGTCGTGGAACTTTCTCTTTCTTTAAATTCGGATTCAGAAGAGCTTTAATTCTTTTATCATCATATTTCTTAGGTTTATTCATACTTCACTTTCTTTATTCTTTATATTTACGAATTTCAGCTATAATTATACCTGTTTTAGTTGTTCGAACTACTACATCGAATTGTTTATTACCTATAAAATTCTGATATTTAATAATTTCATAGTGTGCATATTGAGGAACTTCTGTTTTATTCTTTGGCTGTGTATCTATATAGTCCTCAACTGTTTCAAGCAAAGGCTTAAGATCTCTTTTATCGTTATATTTTAGTCTTATTTCTTTCATATTATGCTCCTAAACACTCCTTTGCATATTTTAATGAGCAACAACTTATCTCAAAATCTAAAGGTAGATCTAACTCAGAACTTGGATTGCTTGGGTAAATTAAAGTCGTGATGTTACTGTTTGGTATTTTCTTATCCCAGTATGCAAACGCTTCTTCGATTGTATCGTGAACCGTGCCGTTGGTATTAAATTTACCATTTCGCTGAATTTTAATCTCTCTAAACTTTGGTTTCGCCATTTTGTTCCTTTTCTTCAAGATTTAATAAATGTTTGTATTTTATAAAAGCATTTTGGACTATCTCACAATGCTTGTTCGTTTTCTGTATTGTTTCTGCCATTTCTATGGATCGAAGTTCCATTTCTTCTTGCGTTTTTGGCATTTCCTTGATATTTTGCAAAAACTGGCGGTGTTCATTCAAGATTGTGACTGCGAAATCTGCTACTTCAATGATTATATTAAAAAGTTCTTTAATTGTTGGCTCTTGTTGTTCTTCTTTCATGTATTTTTCCTTTACTAAAAGTTCAATCTTTCTACTTCCATAAAGACTGCATATTGTTCGAAGTAGCCAGTTTTCTCATCATATTTTTCGGCAGCCATTTCATCTGCTTCATTAACTATCATCTCAAAACCTTCTGGTTTGTTCTCTCTGAATATTCTGTCAACTTTCTGAACAGCTTTTTCTTGGTCTGTGCCTTTTAGAAGGGTTTTCTCTGTTTCTTTATCGCCAGTAGAATCTCTGACAAAAGTCTTTTCTTTAATTGTGTAAAGGTATTTCATTATTCCCCCTTTTTCTTTAGAAGAATATTCAAGCTTTCTTTTAATTCACGCATTTCTTTACTTAGCTCTTTATGCTTATCGAATATTTTTTTAAATTCATCAGATGAAAGTTTTTTAATAAGTTTTTCTTTAGTTAGGTTCTTACTTGGGTGCATGAATGTTGTGAGATAGTTATCACCTTGCTCTATTCTCAATTCATATCCATAAAAACTATCGCCAAAAAGAGTTTTCCACTCTCCATTTTCAAATACTAGAGTATTTTGGTTAATTAAATCTGCACTATCGAAACCATCTAAGTCAAGGGTCATTCTTTGATGAATATACATAATAATTTGACCATCTTCTTTTTCTTTTGTTGTTCCTTTTGAGTCATATACAAGTGGTAATCCAGTTCGTTCGACTTCTTTTCGACACAATTCTTCTATAAGATTAATTGCTTCTTGATCTGTAATTTTCATATCTAATCCTTTTTTTAATCCTTTTTCCTGAGTTGAAACTATTCTTGGTGGTTCTGGAAAACTCATCCAGTAAATAACTGTATCATCTGTGTTTTCAAATCCAACACCATAGTCAAAGTCATCAGTCCAAATATCAGTAGTTACTCCTTCATATTGACTTGAATAAACAAGAACTTCTTCGCCTATTTCTGGTTCATTTCCATCCCATACGGATTCGATTTTACTGTCTTTATAGTATTCTTTTTATTCATCATTAAGAGGTCTTAAACGAAGTTTATTCCATTTCATATTATTTTCCATTACTTTTCCTTTCTTGGCGTCGATTTCCGAATTTAACATAATAATCAATTCTTTTATATAATGCTGTGCTTTTTAATTTATCTGTTGGCATATAACCAGTTATAACATTTATTATCTGATTAAACGAATTTGTATTATATCTTTGAACTAACTTGATAAAACCTTTATCTTGAAGATTTTTTAAAGTTTCTAAATTTTTACTTTTCATACTGAAGAATAAAAGAGGAGGGTCATAACTCATTTTATGTTCACAATACGAGTAGCAAAAAACTTCTAAAACTTTATATTCTAAGTCTGTTAATTGTAATTCATTATTTCTCATAAGTCAGATAAGTTTTCCATTCCTCTGAGTGTTTTTCGAAACTTTCTTCGATGTCTTCATTAGTCTTGAAATATATCTCTACATATTTATTTATATATTCATAGTCCCAATAGACTTCTTTCCGTTGAAAATTCCAGCTTCCAAAGAATTTTTTTTCTCCCTCGTTATTCCAATTTGGCTTGAATCCTTTAGTATCTTGCTTGATAATTTCTTTAGCTTTCAAGTAGTTGATGTGCCTTTCGGTTTCTTCTTCGGTCTTAAAATGGTTACCAATCGCTTGTCGAAGATGAATATCAGCGTGTATATAATTTTTAGGTAGTGTAGATACAAATCCTTTTTCATTAATAAAATAAAATTCTTCTACAGCTTCTTTAAACCATTCGTCGAAGTCCTCAATATACCCTTCATGTAAGTCGCCTACAGACATTTTGTCTAAATCTTTGTAAAGTGTAAAGTATCCACCATCTTCGTGCCGTTCTATATAAAGTTCTTCACCAGCTTTTGCGAAAGGTAAATCGTGGAGTAATTTATATTTCTTCATTTCTTATTTCTCCTTTTCTAACTTAATATCAAATCTATCTATAAGATAATTAACTGTTTCAGTTACATCTCGGACTTCTTTTGCAAGATACTTTATCCATGCTTTCTCAATATTAATGAATTGTTCTAATTCTTCTCGTGTCATATCTGAGATACTGATTGGCTGGCTTGCATCATCTTTCTTTAATTTCAGAAAAGCTCCTCTGAGATCTTTTGGGTCCATTTTTTACTCCTCTAATTCGTTAAATTAACATATTCTACTTGGTCATCGTAACTCAATTTATTAAAAACAAAATCGTTAGTTCGTTTCCATAAATGCTGATATAGTCGAGCTGTTGGTTCATCTGTTTCTGCTAATCGCCAGCAACTATCATTTACCACAATTCCTAGATAAGCAAGATATTCAGCGTCATTTTGAAACTTGTCTAAAAACATCTCATAAACTCCTACGATTTCATCTGAATCTCCTGTTTGTTCTGCTTCCAAGAAATGCTTTAAGATTGCTATTTCAATTGGATTTAAATGATCCATATTATTCATTCTCCTTGGTGAGTTCTTGGCAATTAAGGAAATATTTAGCAAGTGGCTTAAAATCTTCAAGAGTTTTTTCTGTAATTTCTCCATCTTCATCTAGCTCATCAAATAAGTATTCGTATAAAGTCATATCTTCTAGCTCTGGTCTTGTTAAATGATGAACTCCACGAGGTGCTACCTTATCGACTATAACTTGAAACATATACACAATATCAAATTCCTCGTCTTGAAATACGCTATAATAATAACCAACTTCTCGAACGCCCTCTTCTTGAATTTCTTTTAATTTCTCGTAATAAGGGTCTTTTGTTATGTCTTTATTCATATCTTATATCCTTTCTTCTTATATTTACCTTTATATTTTAATTATATATCAAAACAAGAAAAAAGTCAAGGGATTTTTCAATTTTCTTTTAAAAAATAGCAGACCATATAGCCTGCTTGTTTCTATCTATTATCACCAGAACCGTGAATCGTATTTCGTTCTTTTCTGGATTTTAATTTCTCATAGTTTTGTTTTGCAATATCTTCAAGACTCATACCAAGACTATTAGATAGGTTCGATAGATACCATAAGACATCGCCGAGTTCTTTCTTAAGATTACTTAAATCATCAATGCCTAAACGACTATTCTTATCTCTGATCGCTTTCTTAATAATTTCAGTTACTTCGCCAACTTCACCATTAAGACCTAAAAGCTTTTCAAGAATACTGTTATCAATAGATATTCTATTAAAACTATCTTTATATGATTGATCAAAGGTATCAAATTCTGCTGATTTTGCTTGATACTCTTTGAATGTATATTCTTGAAGTTTATTTCCAACTTTTTGTTCAGATTCTTGAGGTTTTCGTTCGTCTGTAACTTCTTCTCGTATGAAAACTAATCTCATTATTCTTTACCCTCCAGATTGTTTTTCTCATCTTTTTGTAAAGCGTCCAGTAAAATCAGATAGTTAATCATATCTCCAAGTTTTTCATTCCATAATTCATCAGGATAGATTTCATCACTCATTACCATATCTGTAACTGAAACATAATGCTTGAGCATATAGCCGAATAGTGCTTTCTTTGGTGTTGTCCTACCAGCTTTGGCGGATTGATAAAAATTGTGTAAAGGTCTATCGTTACTTGCATATTCTTTATTCTTAGCAGCGAGGCTTGTTTGAATATGCTCTATACGGTTGTTTACTACTTGGTTGAACTCTTCTCTATTCATACTTCTATTATATTTAGAAATGGTTCTATTGTCAATATGGTCTATGACGCGAATAACTCGCTTCTAAGCGTGTTTTATTTCAAAAATGAATACTTAGTCATAAAATAAAATAGAGCCTGTTATAGCCCTATTTTTAGCCTAGATTTCTACCACCAACGATTTGCTTGCCAGAAAGCTACTGCTTTAGCCCAACTTCCATACCTTCCAATTGCGTATGATTGACACCAACGCATTTGAGTTACTGGATTCGAATACCAATCACTTCCTGCTGTCGCCATCTTATTTCCTGGAAGTGCTTGACAGACACCGTGAGCTTTTGAGCTTGCATTAACTGCATTCGGATTACAGCCACTCTCTTTATGAAAGATGAATGAAGCGTTTGCTATATCTGTAATTCCAGCTTGAGCCATCCACTGTTCACAAGTTCCAGACACTTTGACTGGTTGTGGTGTAGATGCTACGGGTGCTGCAGCTGAAGCTTTTTTACTTGCTTCGGCTATCTGTGCTAATTTAGCTTTCTGTTCTGCTTTAGCTTGGAGCTGATTCTCTAGATTCCGTTTTTGTTGTTCAAGCTCCTTAATTTTATCTTTCGAACTAGAATGGTCTTTTTTCAGATTTTCTAATTCTTGATTTACCTTATCCCATTTGGATCGCAATTTCGTTACTTCACTACTTTTTAAATCTAACTTCATTTTCGTATCTTTAAGTGATTTGTCTAGTTGTGAAATATTTTTAATTGCTAGATAGCTGAATCCAACGATGAATAATATCGCCAGAATGTAAGCTGTATATTTTGCTATGTTTTTAATGATAGCTTTTTTGCTTGAGTTTTCCATAATATTTGCCAAGCCTCCATTGCCTAAGATAGACTTGAGCTTACTATTTTTTCTCCTTAATTGTAAATGCTTTAATTGCCATAATCGCTGCTAAAATAGCTTGAGGGGCGATAAGAATCTTAGGAATGATATCGTCAACTCCTTGAGCAATGACAACTGTTGAGTAGATAATTGATACTACTGCCAATAGTCTACATAGTCCGATTATAGCATATTTTCGTTCTGTGTTCCAAAATTGAACTTTTTCTTTAACTTCTGTTGATGTGATTTTTTGTGATTTTTTCATATTGATATTCTCCTTATTTTTTATATGTATTATGTTTATTTTTATTATTTACTTGTATATTCTTCAACTTCCATTTGAATGTGATACATGATTTTATTTAGTTCATCTACGATATTTTCAGCGTCGCTTGAATCGTCTACAATAGAACTTTTTAGAAGATCTAATTTTTCTTCCATATACTCGATTGTTTTTAATACTTCTTCTTTACTTAACATTTTATATCCTTTCTTTTTCTTATATTTTTATTATATTTATATTATATATCATTTTATAAGAAAAGTCAAGGGTTTTTTGCAAAAAAGTCGGAAATTTTGCTATTTTTTCTTGTTTTTGGCTCTTTTTTCGAGAAAATCCCAGATTTCAAAGATGATTCCACTTAAAATTGAAATAATAATTCCAATAACTATAAGTAAAATGATAGCTGCCAATATTCCACTAAAAGCTAATTCAATCATAGCATTAAACAGTGCCATATTTTTCCCTTCTGTATACATTTTCGTTGTCTTTTTCGATCAAGTTTGCCAATTTTCGAGCAGAAGTAAATAGATTTTCATATCGATTATAGATAACTCTCATCTGACTTACTCGATATTTCCATTCAATTTCTAAGTTCATAGCAGATTTGTATTCTGGTTGAATTTTAACCCAACTTTCACGGTCTTTTGCGTTAGTTAGGTCGAGGGTGTTTTTAAGCTTATTACACTTATTCCATAATTCGGCTAAAGTAATCTGAGTCTGTGTTTTAACACCGTCATATGCTCTTTCAATCTGTGCTAGAAACAATCCAGCTTCAGCTATCATATCTGGAGCGTGCGAAAGGTGAGAGCGAATCTGTTCTTCCGTGAATGGTTCAAATTCGCCATTTTTAATTGATTCGACCATTTGAGCTTGAATCTGCTCAACTTTAGAAACATATCTTTGAAGTCTCTTTATTTTTTCATCTTCTGTCATAAAAATTTAATGCCTTGCCATTTTTTCTTGCTTAATTTTAGTAATATGCCAACCACCACAATTTAGACATCGGTAGTAATAAAATTGTCTTCCTGTTTGGTTCTTTATCGTTTGAATTGCTTTTTTTGCAGTCTTTGAAGTGTAGAACTTCTTTTTTCTTCCACAATTTCGCCAAGCAAGATATTTTTCACTTCTTGCCATTCCGAAACCCTTTAAACTGCTTTGCCGTTAACCTTAATGCTAATTCGAGGAGTCACTACTTTGGTAAATCCTTCGGGCATAGACATTCCAGAATCTACTAGATTTTTAACAAGTTTAGTATTTGCAGCTTTTTGGTAGATTTTGCCATCTTCAATGATAATATCATCTGTAGTTAATTCTGTTTTCGTTACATATTGTTCATCTACTACCGAAAGGTCATCACATTTAATACTTGTTGCTGTTGATAGTGAAATATTCCAATCTTCTTTACCAAGGGGGCTAACAATTGATTTCATTCCAAGTTCAAGCATTTTCTCTTTTAGAATTTTTTTAGCTTCAGCTACTTGGTCATCTACTTGTTTTTTCTTTACTAGAAACGCTTTAAATTCTTCACTCTGTTGAAGACTTTTTTCTGCTTCCATTACTTGAAGTGCGTATTTTTCTAATTCTTGTTGATTTGTCATATTATTTCCTTTCGTTAAATTATTATCTACTTATATTTTACATCAGATTTCTTGATTTGTGAAGAATTCATATCGAAATAGTTAATCAAAAAACCAAGACAAATATGCTTATCGTGAATAGTTTCTATTTCTCGTTCGTATTTTAGAGTTTTATGGTCGTAAGCTTTAAATTTGCCAAAAGTTAGGTCATCTATGAAGGCTAGAAATTCACTTTGTGGATCTAATGAGAATCTTTTCAATACTTTTTCACCTTCATATTTTACAGACACCCCAGATTTTCCGATATTGACAACTAAAGTCTTATTCGCTCCATTTAATTTGATAATGTCGTTATCAATAATTCTCTTAATATCTTCAATTGTATATTCTTCTGTATCATATGAGCCTTGATATTCTTCATTCGGTCGATATACTCGATACCAAGTCGTTCCAGTCTGATAACTTTCCCACTCATCAATTAAACTTCCTACAAATTCACCCCAGCTTTCATCTTCATTGAGTTCATATTCAGCTACTGTTCCATATTCTACTTCGATACTAATCTTATAATTTCGATATTTCATAATTCCTCTTTATTTAATTATTCTGTAAAATGCACCATTATGTTTGAAATATTTGTTTTCCTCGAAGAAGTCTTGAACATACCAGAAATTGCCAATATCTACTGCTTCCATATCATCTACTTCTAATTCTTTAAGGTTCTCAATCTCAATTTCATTTTCTTCGAGTTCTTCTTCACTATAATGCCATAATGCGTCTATAACATTAACTTTTCTCGTTCCTACATCAATAATAATTTCGCATTCAGCCCAGTATTCACACATTTCAATTATTTCATCTGTTGTTCCAATAATACCAGCATTTCGGTTTACTTCTTCATCTGGCTCGACATAATCCTTAGCGTTCTCTTTGTCGATTGTTGCTCCTGTTTCTTTAAGAGCTAGAACTGCTTCCTTTACACCAATTTCACCTTCTTGGTCTTCTAGAAAATCTAAAGCTTGTTTTGCTTTTCGCATTGCTGGATTTGTATATCCAGACCAGTGGTAATAGCAGTTAGCTAATACTTTTCCATTTTTGTTGATTGATAAGTTTAATCGTTGTCCCATAATAACCTCCTTCTTTAAATTATTTAATTAAAATTGTGGAATTAAACTTGGCTTGTCTAAATTCCAGAAGTCTACAAATCGTAGTGGACAAGAAGAATAATATACATTTTCAAGTTCTTCGATTGGGATGATAGCGTATTTTAATTCTTTTGCTTTTTGTTTTTCCTCTTCATTCTCGATAATGTAGATTTTATGACAACCATCATAAGCAAATTCTTTATATTCTTCTACTGCTTGTTTTAATACTTTTTCGATATCCATATTCTATATCCTTTCTTATTATTTTATTTATATTATAATTATAATTCATTTGAGCGAAAAAGTCAAGGGTTTTTTAAAAGAAAATAGGACTTTTTAGTCCTATTCCTTAGAAATTTCCATCTGCCACTTGGAGAGTGCGAAGA